AAGATCAAGTCTTAGTGATTGAAAGTTTCCAAGATTAAGTGTGTACCCTAATGTTACGGACATCTTAGTATCTTCATTTTCCATTTTTATACCCCTCGTTAAATCGATTCTGCCCAAATTGGGATAAATCGTCCATCTTCTGTCTTCGTATATGTAATTATACCGTCTCCCATACGCCGTGTCAACTCTGGCTTGCTAGGAGTAATATCATTTGTTATTAACTTGTCTTTTCTTGGTCTACCAATATGGTGTGTAGCAAGTGTATCACGAATCTCTCTAACTTGCGATTCAGAGTAGTAAGATCTTCTTTGAAATCCAGTAGCCCCACCTTTTTGAGATCCAGTAGGATGAGGGATTATGCCTCTTTTCATTAAAGATGGCATATATTTTTTATGACGATTAACTAAATCAGCAGTCTGCCCAACAGTATAGGCTCTTTCTCTTTTACTTTTAAAATCACTAATTAAACAACTTTCAATTTGATCTTTTATAATATTATAAACAGACATAATTCCATTAGACTTATTTAGATGATATACTCTTACAAGGTCTCCATTAAGAAACCATACCTTTTTATTCCCTGGAATTACAGGGAGGACATTGTAGCCTTCGCTCTCAATAGTTCCTTTTTTAGTAGCCATCTACCCTCCAAAGACTGTCCTGGTGGATGAAAGAAACTTCTAGATCCACAGATTATACAGTAAACTTCTAAATGACCAAAAGTACTATACTGTCTGTCAAGAAACATTCTGCTCTTGCACCTATAGCACTTTAACATTAGTTTGGAATTCCAATAATAATAAGATTAACATCTACAGAAACATCTCCAGAAGCGTTAAACCTAACAAGACCATCAAGACTTGATGTCGTAATGCTTTTTAAAACAACTGTAACATTTTTACCAGCAGCAGTATTCCCTGTATTTATTGGAGTTGCTGTTGCAATAGGAGCATATTTAAATTCTCCTGGGAATGAATATGTAAATGGTTTTTCTTCTCCAGCAGTAATTGTTCCGCTGCTCACAACACGAATGCTGCCACCGATAACTCTTGCTTCTGTTGCTTTTACATTTTGCCTTCCAGCATTTGGAGTATCAATAGAGGTATACTTAAAGGTAGCTGGAGATACGGCTGCAGATATTTCATTAACAGCTTGAGCTAATTGGGAAATATAGGTAACATCTAGTGGTTGTCCACGCTCAGGTAGGGGTATTCTTGCCATATATATAATTATACCACTAAACTTCTATGGATGCAGAAGTAAAAATTGCAGCACTAGGAAAATATTGTTTAGGGTATGTTGGTAACTGAATAGCTACACGAATAGAAGTTGTTGATTCATTAACAAGAGCAGAAAACTGAGTAGAAGGTACGCTTGACATATACTTCCAGTCTTCAGAATTTATTTTAAAATATATGTCAAACTGTTTAATTACATAAAGAGCAGGTTGTTGCCAAACTAGACTAACTACATCATTTAAAATAGATACGGAGCAATTTACTGCAGGGATGTTATTTGCAGGAACAGTGTAATAGGGAGACCAATGAGAGGACCTATTCTTATCTTTAGACAATATTCTGTACCTAATAACATAAGACTTTAAGTTTCCATCAAAAGCTGGAAGATCTTCTTTTTTTACAATAGCTTTTTTTACATTTTGAACTGTCACTAGTTAACTCCCATTCCAAACCTAAACTCTATATGATTTGTTGTATTTGCAATCTTAACTATAGTATTTGAGTTAGAATTCTTGATTATAGAGTATCCCGATAATCCATAAACGGGGTTAGAAGATGTTGTATTCTCTAATCTTAAAGCATCAACTGCCACATAGTAATCCGCAGAAGGTAAACTGTTCTCAATAACTGAAACATAAAATTTTACAATACTAACAACATTCCAATTAAACCCAGAGCTCTTATAAAGTTCTTCAAACTTTTTAGTAGATACAAAATATCTATTTTGTGAAAAATCAACGCCTGGATCAGTGCTTTTAATTACAGTCTCAAACCTAGCCCATTCTCCAGATCCATGCACATCAGACTCGGCAAACTCTACTAAAACCCTGACCTCATCTGGTTGCACACTAGAAACTCCATCTTTATTAACTAAAGCAAAGGCAAGTCTAAGGTCATCTGTTGGTGCATTTTTATTAAAGTCTAAAGATGCCCCTAATAAATGAACATGTTCAGAACCAGAAAGGACAGAGAAATGATTATCAAATACAGAAAGGTTTGATAAGTTTCCCCTAAGCATAAGTACATTATTTAAAAACCTACACCTTTCATACCTATCTAGTCTAGATTGATTTGTAAATATTCGATTATCCGCATTAGTATAAAATACGGCATCCGTAGTGCTTATTACGTTGTCATTATTTGAGTCAAGTGGGGCATAATAATTTTGTATAGATACTGCGCTTGATGTATTATGATACTCCCAATTTTCAGCCGAATTAAATGAATAAATTGTTTTGCTGTCATTTGTTCCTGCTGTTGGATTAGAACCAGCAGACCAAATTCCAACCTCTGTTATTTCATAACGCTCTTCTGTTGGAAGTTCAGCAGTTAAAACTATCTTTGAGTTTCCATCTTCATCTGTAACATATCCTCTTGATTTAATTGGAACACGAAACATTTCAAAATCTAAAGATTCTTTTAAAGAGTAGTCGCCAAAGGGTGCGTCAATAGCTAGCGGGGTTGGCCCACAACCAATTGCTATGTATGAAGCATATGCTGGGGCTTGACCAATTAGGTATTTAGCTAAAATATTTTTGCCAGTATTTGTTATCATTTTATTCTCCTCCGTATATTGTATCACTATAGGTTGATCCACTAGTGATAATTTCAATATCTACTTGCTCATCAGCATCCATATTTGCAACATTAATAATTAAGTCTCCTGTTATGTTGTCTATATATACTGTTTTTCCATTAGGTCCCGTGCCTTTATTGGCAAGTTTTTCCTCAATTTTTATGGAAAAGTTCTTAAAATATGTATCTGAAACATCTGCAATTCTAATTATATTATTAGAATTATAGTGTAGACGTAAATCTTTTAAATTTTTAATTGGTGTGTAAAGAACATCCTGCCCATTGATTAAATCATTCCTAGATATGTTGATCATCTCTTGACCACCAATAACTTCAAAAATTAAATCTGTCATACTGTCTGAATCTAAAGGGGGGTTACTAAGTGCAATAAGAGATGGGGTTGCAACTAAAACTGCTGGATTTGTATTAGATAAAGCTGATGGATTTGGTTGATTGGCTGAAGATTCTACGGTCATTACACCACCTCACTTAAAAATATCTTCATGTCTGGCCCACTATCATCTCTAGAGTATTCTATATTATAAACTACAAACCTAGACTCAGAGGATTCAGATTTATTTATTCCATTTTCAATATAATCAATCTTTACAATGTCTCCTAATTGAATCATTGGGTTTGCAAATATTTTTATACCAATAGCTTTTCTTGGTTTCATTATTTTTTTAATAATCCAAGACATAAGGCTAGAGGCATCGTCTTGCGATTGCACATAAGGAACCTCTAGAGTAAAGTCTTTTTTTCCATATGAAATTCTACTAAGGATAATGTCATCATACTCTTTTTTAATTTTCTTTGGGTTTGATATAAGGGTTGTTCCTGTAAACTGAGGGTCTGCCAAATTGCTATTTTCTGCAAAATATTCATCTACTGTTAAATTATTTTTAGATTCCTGTGTAAAAGCAATTCCTTGAATTCTTAAATAGTTTCCAGAAGATGAGTCTAAGCTTAGAACTGTGTCTGTTGCATTAAAGACCATGAACTCTGCACCATAAGCTCCAGCTTTAAAACCAGAAACAACATATCCTTTTAGTCTATTAAATGTGGGGGAAAGTTTTGCGTATAGTGCTGGATAAGCTTTATCGTATTTAAAATTAAATAGCGCAGCCTCTCTCATGATTGTTCCAAACTCTTCAAAGTATATATTAAACTTGGGTGGCTCAGACGAACTAATTCCTGATAAGTAACTTGATTGAACCACTCCACTCATTGCATACTTTCTAAATGAGTCATTTGCATTAATTTCTGAATCACCAAAAACTGAGGCAATGGGGGCGTTTAATTGAAACTCTGTATTTTGAGAATAGTTATTGCCAAGAGCGTACAAGTTTTCAAACATAACTCTTGAAGATCCCCGCACAAAAAGTGCCATGTTGTTATAAATAGGAAGGGGGTCTATATCATCTACTGTTGCAACAAGATTATTATTTAAATAAAGAAAGAACCTTCTTCTAGACCCTACATCCTGATACTCAACAGCTAAATCATATACGGTAGGATTTTCCTCTGCATTCATTCTAGACTGCCCCGTAAAGTTGCCATCATCTACAATTATATTTGTTAAACCTTCATATAATTTTATAGGAATTGCTGCAGATCCAGACTGTTTTATTTTATAAAAAATAACATTGTGCACATTTTCTTTTTCTGTCTTGTTTAAATCATTTGCACCAAGAGCAACAATCTCAAAGTAATATCCATTATTTGTTAGGGGATTTACCATAACGGCTAACCCACCAGATCCACCAGTTATATTAATATTTTTATCTGGAGTTGTTCCTGGAACTGTATAATAGACTGAGTTGCCAATTGCTGTCTGTCCACGATTAGAATCACTTTCTATTTTACCAATAATTCTTAGTCGAGTTCCAAAATATTTGTACTTATCCCCTAATGGTTTATTTACGTATGATACAAAATCAAGGGGTGATTCAGTTGTAGTAAATGCTGGACCATTCATAATTAACGCAGAAGATTGTGTAGTTCCAGACTGTGTAGAAAGCATTGCGTTAACATCAGACTCTGATATATATTTAGATGCTAAAAAATTTTTTATAATTCCATTTCTAGTAGTTTTTTGTGCAAGTAAGTTGTTGACTCCAGCTGGTCCAATTGTTGTTACAGGTAAAACCTGATCTGTTTTAAATAGATACTTTGACTCCATACTACATCCACGAACATTTGCATTGTCTGACCAATAGGAACTAAGTCCAGATTGATGAAATGCAACATTTGTAGCAAATTGACCACGACCATGTTTGATAACTTTACCATTTTTTAGCCTAGATATTCCTTCGTAAT